TATCGTAAGTCTTTTGTGATATACCATTTACAACAATATCTACAAATTTAGATAATATAGGAACTGGCTGCCAATCTAAATTAAGATAAGATAAATCACCATTAATAGATAATTCATCTTTATATTTTTGAGTTGATTGCTCGCCTCTAGCATATAATCTTAATTGGTGAAAATTATTCCAATTAGTTAAATATCTATTACCGTTAGTTCTTCCTTGGGAAAACCATTCGTTTTCAATAGCCATTGCAACTTGGCTTCCATATTCCCATGTAGATTTCTCTTGATCACTAACTACTTGGCTAGGAAAAGCACTATTGCTATTCGTGTATATATTCATTTAACTTATAATTTTTGATATAGTTCCTTTATTGTCGTATCTTCTAATGCCTAGGTCTACTGGTTGTCTTTTAACCATATTGCTAGGAGCGTATCTATGTTTGTTGCAAGCCATTAAAGCTAAACCAGAGCTAATAGATGCATCATGTGATGTTCTATTGTTTATATTAAATCTAGCCCAGTCTTCTAAAGTTCTTTGAAAATATACATCTCCGTACCCTGTTTCTTTTAATCCAACAAAATCTTCTATATAAGTTTCAATTGCTGAAGCATGCGCTTGTTTAATATCTTCACTAGAGTTAGGTATTCCACCAATCTCTCTTTCTGTTACAGATAATTTATTATATTTTTTATCTGGTCTATTCATTGCAAAACCTCTATAACCTCTACGTTTAAAATAATATAAAAGTCTTGGTTTATTGTTCTCAATTAATATTGGCATACCGTAAAATACGCAAGCCATTAATACGTCTTCAAAAAATATCTCAGCTGTTTGAGGACGAGCGATGTATTCTAAAAAGAAATGATTTGGAGGAACGTCTTCCATACTAAACTTTGTTAGTCCATGTAAAGATCCGTTTGATCCTCTATTATCTACAGTACCTGATATGTCATAAGGATCACATCCAAAAGCACCGCAGTGTTCGTTTCCAGGATAGTATATACCGTTTTTAATAAAAACTTTATTCTGTAAATTAACAGGTGGTATCCAAGTTATTAAAAATCTTCCACTATTATTTGGAACAAATATAACTTTACTATTTTTATCTCCGTTTTCCCATTGAAAACTTCCTTTAGTTACGCTTGTAGTACTTTTTAAATCTTCGTTATAATCTATTTGTTGATATATTTTAGTTAGATTAAACAAAGACTGTTTAGACTCATCTCTGAACGCGTGTTTTGTTGTACGTGGAAACTGTCTATAAAACTCATTTAATCCATCCTGATCTTCCTTAAGACCATCTACTTCATTGTTCCAGTATTCAATGACTCCGAACTTGATAGGTAATCCGTGAGGTCCTTGAACTGGTTCTTTGGGAGTGTCGAAGACAGGAAATCCGTAAGAATCAATGTATCCTTCGTAATTCCATTCCATAGGAATGAACAAAGAATAGAGTCCCGAACGAGTTTGTCCATTTGCATTTCTTTTGTTAACGTTTGAGTCATCATATAGTTTTTTAAAATTATGACCACCTTTATCTAAAGCATTTGATGTTGATCCCATCATACACTTACCTATAATTCTAGAACCTAGTCTAAGCGTGGTTTTTGTAACTCTCCAATTATTTAATATGTTGTTTGGTCTTTCCCATTTACCTGACTCATCATGAACTAATAGTTTTAGTTTTTCACCATCATAAGCATTATCACCTGTGTTCTTCCAATCAATTGTTGTATCAAGACCTGCTAACTCTTCGTTTTTCTCGGTTGATACAATACTTCTTCTTGTAAATTTAGAAGCTGGTACTCTATAGGCTAATTCTGTTTTAGGACGATCCATACCGTCTTGGATGGGTTTAAAAAAGAAAGGATAATTAACTGATATTGGTACCACTTTATCAGTAAACATTTTTTTTGCATCAGCACCAGATTTAGATAAAATTCCAAAACGTGCGTCAGTTGATATAGTAGCCATATTAACACATTCGCCAGATGCCATAAATGAAAAACCTGAACGTCTGTTTTTAAGGTATGACATACCATAGCATCTAATATCTGCTACACAAGCAGCCCAGAATATAAAAAACAATCTATTTGATTCTCTAAAGTCTGGTTGACCTACGTCAATTTTTGACCACTGTAAATACATGTAATGAGTACCTGTGATATAAGTAGGCTTACCTTTATTAATATACCAGAAACCTTCTTCACGGCGTTTAAATTCATTATCAATGTAGTCGTAATATTTTTCTTTAAAGTCTTCAGGATATTCTCTCCAATCAAAGACTGTTTTAATTCTTTTTAATTCTTTAGGATAATCAAATGGTGTCCATTTATCTTTTTCAAATTCATGGATGTCTACAGCTTTAGGTAAAGCTATTTTTAAGTTTTGTATTTCATAGATATCTCCAATTTGTCCAGTTCTAGATATCACTATCATATCGTGGTCTTCGTTATATCCATGCTCCCATTTATTATACCTATTCATTCGTTTAAGAACTTTAGGTTTTACATGGTCAGGTAATATTTTATATAAAGTTTGTTGATACATTATTTAGATCTCCCTTCAGCAAAACCACGAAATGCAATTTCTTTTTTAATTTCTTTAGGTTTTTCATCTAGCATATCTTGCTCTTCGTTTATACGATTAAGTATTTCAAATGCATCAAATATAGCTAGCTTTTTTGTAGCTGCAGCGTTTTTAAGTCTGTCAGCTGATATATCATCGCTTGAATCTATAATAGCTTCTTTGGCAACTTTAATAAGTTCCTCAACTGCTACATGCCCAGCTTGGATTATATTCTTCTTCGTTTCCTTCGTATTCATACTTTATAACAATATCATTTGATTTCATACAATAAAGACGTTGATCGTCTATAATAAATTCCCATTCACCGTTAGGCGTATAACCTACAAGATCTCCAGGATTGATTTCTAGCGCTTCTAAGGAACTATTACCTATTTTTAATATACCAATAAGCTTTTTTTCTTTATCAGACGTTAGATAGTTGTCGTTTTTTAATGGCATTATAAAACACCTATCGCCAAACGACTTCCAGTCTTTGTTTCTTTTATATAAGTAAACTTGATCTATTTGACAAAAGTATAAGTTATCATGAAAGAAACTTCTACTTTTTTTTCTTCTACCTTTCATATCATAAAATGTTCTAAACACATTATGATGTACAACTATTATATCTCCTTTTTTTACAGGAGTTTTATATGCTTTTGGTGTTTCAATTACAACAGCTAAATTATTAACTGATTTAAATGACTCAATTTTATTATTTAAAATTAATTTATTGTCGCCTATAGTAATTTCATTATTATACTCATCACCTAGTGGCTGTATAATAAAATCAAACAAACTGTTCATTAATACTCTAAATCATACTCAACGGATATTGCCATGTTGGAATTAAATTTCTTCCATGGCAATACTTCGTCGTTTTTTTTAATATGTATATTATAGGATTTATCAGATTCTGTAAAAAGTATATGAGATATTTCATGACCACCGTAGACTTGTTGACCTACAGAGTAATGCATAGCTTCATTTTTGTAATCAGAACCAATACTAATCTTTCTAATATTATTTTTCATCTTCTTTTTCAACATCAGTATAACTGCCGTCAGAAAGATCGATGTTTACTTGTCCGTATTCATCTTCAAGTTCTTTTTTAGTTTCGTCTATTTCTTTTGAAACTTCAAGAACGTCTTTTCCTAAGTTTATTTTTTGAACTTCTAAAATACCTATGTGTTTTAAGTGTTCTGCTAACTTAGTTTGTTGATCGTTAACAGTTTTTAATTGTTCTTTGCTGATCATTGCTTTAATTTTGTCTTCTGCTTTTTTCATTTTAATTTAATTTAATTGTTTATGTTATATGTTCTTAGTTATATAGTCACCTATATATTAGTTATTTACCTACTATTAAATTGGTTGCTGGAGCAGCCGCTGGTATTAATATGTAATCAAACACTACTGGAAGTATTGATCCAGCTTGCGCGTTTAAAAAGTCAACTGCATCACCAGCTACAGGGAGTAAAGATTTTACAGCACTTACTGTTACAGTGCAATTTCCTCCGCTGCCTCCTTGATCTACTGTTAATACATCTCCTACGGCATATTGTTGACCAACTGCGTTTACTACTACATCAGTTACTGCTCCATTAAGAGCGCCTGTTATAGTGAACTTAGCTAAGTTATTACTACCTGCAGAAGTAATTGTTATTACATCGTTAACAGAGTAACCTGAACCACCTTTTGTTATAGTAAGACTTGCAGCAGGACCTGTTGCTGCTCCACCGCTAATTGAAGCAATTGCACCTATTAAACCTGTTCCTCCAACCGGAGCCGGAACACTTGTAAAAAGATTTCCTACAGTATAAGCAAGACCAGCTTGACCTGCTACAAGAGTAGAAGTTGGTACTGGAACTGTAATATCTACCGTACATCCTGTACCTGCAGAGCTTGGAACTATACTAGTTACTGTTGTTGTTAATCCATTAGCCGCAAAATAACCAGAACCTGGTGTTACTATTGATCCTAAAGAAGCTACAGTTGCCTGTACTCCTTCTGTACCAGTAATAATACCTCTAACAGTTCCTGTTACACCTACGTATACAGAAGATCCTGTTAAGTTTGTCCCTAATGTTCCAGTTTGGTTTTCAAATAACCAAGCAGGTCTAGCATCTATTGTGTTAGTTGGTACGTATGCTAATCCTCTAGATATAAAGCCATCGTTTGTTGGAAAGTTTCCCATTGTTTAATTTTTATTTATTACTTATTGTTTTATATTTTTCAACTCCACGTGATCCAAAATAGGCTACGTAGACTGTGGTTACTAAAGTTTTTAGTAAACCTATCCATTC